TCTGTCTCGGGGCTTCTGCGCTTCCGCCTAGCCGGCGTTACCATCTCGGTGTCGGTAACCGCTACGAACACGATCGCCGAGGTCGGTGCTGTGATGGCGCTCGCGTTCAACGCCCGGCAGCGACTCCCCGCCACCGGGGTATTCTCCGTGGCCACGCTCACCCTCACGACCAAGAACACGGGCGTGACTGAGAAGGATTGGATCCTGTACTACGACGCGACCGACGCCCCCGCAGGGATCGTGATCACCGTGACGGGGTCGGCCGCGGTCAACACCAACGGCGCACGATTCGGTCTTAGCGGAGGCACAGGCGCCGACGACGTCACGACGATCCTCACCAAGATCACCAAGACGCGCTACGCGCGGATCGCGAGCGGGTGTAACGACTCGACCAATACGGCGCTCTATGAAGCGCAGCTCATATCTAAGGCGGCCCCGCTCACGTTGCTGCTCGACCAGCTCGTGGTCGGTCACAACGGCTCGCAGGCACAAGCCATCACCGTCGGCCAGACCAACCTCAACGCGTTCCGCGCGTCGTTGGTGTGGTGCCGCAACAGCGAGAACCACCCCGCCCAGCTCGCTGCGCTCGTGGCGGCGTATCGCTCGGTGCTGGAGCAGACGAACCCGATCACCGACTGGGATTCGTTCAAGCTCCCTTACCTCGCGCCGCAGGCGTTCGATGACGATATCCCCACGGACGCCGAGATGGACACCGTGCTCAACGCCGGCGTCACCCCACTCACGACGGTGGACGGGGGGGTGCAGATCGTCCGCATGATCACGTCCTACTGCGTGTCCAACGCCGTGCAGGACGAACGATGCCTCGACATCGGGGACATCAACATGACGGACTACGCGACTCTGGACATCAAGCTGATGTACGAGACTGAGTTCCGCCCGTCCAACCCCGTCGTCCGCGCCGACCCCGCACCCGAAGAGGAACCGCCCACCGCAGGCATCGCGTACCCGAAGCTTTGGAACGCGAAGGTAAGCGAGAAGCTGGACCTGTACTACCGCAACGGCTGGATCAGCGAGAAGCCCGTCAACACCTGGGCCCCGCTGTCCACGTACATCAAGGCAGGAGGCTACATCGCCACCGACACCCCACTAGCGGTGATGCGTCTGCAGCACCGCCTCGACAACGTCATGCGCCAGATCGCCACCGTCGGCTAAGTCCGCTCTCCCACCTCACCCTCATTCGGGAGGTGCGGGCGAGACGCGTGAGTGCGTCTCGCCCGCACGCTCGACGACCGGCCGCACGTCACGCGCCGCACCCCTGAAAGGACTACGCAATGGCTGATCTCGTCTGCCGACAAATGGCCTTCTACTGGCGCTCTAAAAAAGCGGTCACCGCGAACAAGGTGAGCGTGGACTTCACGATGAACCGCGAGCCTATGTACGGGCAGGAAGGTATCCTTGCGTGGTCGAAGGGGCACGCGATGATGAAGATCACGGCGAGCGGGTTCACCCCCGTGGGCGGGTCGTTCACGTCGGATGACATCGACAAGATCCTCAACCAGGACGACATCCCCGTGAGCTTCGTGCTCGGCGGCAAGTTCTACTCGGGGCAGGGCATCGTGCAGAACCTCAAGTACGATTCCGACTCGGAGAAGGGCACGACCGTCGAGGAAGTGCAGCTCTCGTGCAAGCGTCCGCAGATCGCCGGCTAACGCATGGCTAAGTTCTCTGACGTGATCCAGGGCACGCGCGCACGCAAGCCCATCAAGCTTCCGCTACCCGGGGCGCAGATCGACGGCGAGACGGGCGCGTGGTTGGGGCCTGTCGTCGACTTGCTCGTGCGACCTCTGCGCGACGACGAGCACGCGCTTGTCCTCGCGAAGGGTCTCGCGTTTGCGCGCAAGCACGGGCTCCAGGAGCCGGGTGCTGGGGACCCACTGTACGAGAAGGGGGTCATGATCGAAACGCTCGCGCTGACGTGTCTCGATTCCGAGTCTCCGACTGACGGTGCCCCGGTTTTCTTCTTCGACGGCGTGGACGCCGCGACGAAGGCTGACATCGGAGCGTTTGAGCAGATCCACCGCAGCGAGGTTATGACGCCGGAGATCATCGCGTACCTGTACATGCAGCAGCAGCTCTTCCAGGACGAGGTCAACCCGCTGCTCAAGTCGATGTCGCCGAGCGAGTTCATGGCGGCGGCCATCAAGACCGCCCAAGGCGATATGAGTTTTTTCGTACATTCGCGGCCCGGAATGCAGTGGAGCTTTCTGCTTACTACGGTCAAGCAGCTTCTGAGTGCACTGTCGCTCAACTCCACCTTTTCTACGTCCTCCGAGCCGCTGACACCGACCCAAAACTAAATGCCCGTCTTCAGCCAAATCGAGAATCGCCAGCCACCTGACGTGGTGCGCGTACCCCCCAACGCGTTCTCGTCCACGTGGTCCGAGCGTCCCGGCGAGGACGTGGCGATCGGGCTGCGCTTCGTGCCGGATGCCGACCTAGAAGACGCGCGTGTCGAGGCGTACCGGCGCGCCGAGAGGCTCTTTCCCGAGCACGACAAGAGCGACTCGGCGAACGATATGTTCGTCGCGTCGTTTCAGGACGCGCTCATGCGCTGGGTCATCGCCCGCGGCACCTGCGACCCGAACGACGTGACCAAGCCGTGGTACGCGTGGTCGGAGACCACCGACGACATCGTGGTCGAGGTCGCGCTCACCGACCACGGCGCGCAACTCATCTTTGATGCCTGGGAGCGGATGCGCATCGCCGGCAACATCGGGCTCGCCGTGGCTTCGGACGCCGACCTGGCGCTGCTCCCGGAGATGCTCGCGCGACTCCCGGCGATGGGGGCCGTCAGCCGCACGCGCGAGCTGCGCGTGCGTCGCCTGCTGAGGTTCGTTCTAGAGGAGCTTGAGGCGGTGGAGGTCCCCGAGACCGCCCCCGACTCAAGAGCCCCGGAGAACCCGAATGCTGCGGGGGAATCCACCACCTTACCCCCCTTGGGGGGTTAGCGCGCCGTGGCCCAGCTCAACTTACGTGTAGGGGCGTCGATCGATAGAAACATGCAGGTGGCCTTCCAGCCGCTTGTCGAGGGCGCGAAGCGCGCCAAGGCGGCCATCGAAGCCGAGGGGCAGAAGGCGGGGCGGGCGATCGGCACGTCCTCGAAGAAGGGGTCCAAGGACGCGGAGAAGGCGTTCGCTGAGCTGGCGAACTCGGTCAAGACCGGCATGCCGCGCGCGATGAACGCGGGCTCGGCGGCGGTCGTAAAGTTCAGCAACGAAGCCAAGAGCAGTTTTGCGAAGACCAAGGCGGCATTCGCCGACATGGCCAAGGACGCCGAACGCCAGCTCGGCAAGATCGCCAAGGCAGAAGCCGTCGCCGCGAAGAAGAAGCCGACCAACCTCGGCTCGATCGTGCGGTCGATGGGGAGCGGTACCTGGGCTGCTGCCGGTGGCGGTGGCTCCAATGCCAAGGACGGCGTGAGCTACGCGGGCGCGCTTGCTGCTGGGGCCGCGAAGAAGGCGGCAAGCTTGGCGTACGGTATCGCCAAAGACATCGCACGCGCGTCCGGCGTGGACACGGACATCGGCTCGATCGCGAAGAAGAACTTCGATCTAGAGACGAGCGCGCAGAACGTATCGAACCAGGGCTTCATCGGGAACGACCCGCGCAACAACAGACGCGTGAGCAAAGAGGCGCTCGTCACGCAAGCGCTCGACGTCGGCAGCAGGACCGGCACGGACGCGAACGCGCTCATTGAAGGGCTTGACAAGTTCACGTCCAAGACCGGCGATCTCAGGACGGGGCGCGACATCATGGAGCAGATGTCTACCTATGCCAAAGCCACGGGCGCGTCGGTTGAGGATTTCATGGATGCGGCAGGCGACATCGCGAACCAGCTCGGTAATGTGGAGAACAAGGGCAAAGCGGTCAGCGACTTGATGCGGAGCTTCGCCGGCCAGGGCAAGCTGGGCGCGGTCGAGATCAAGAACATGGCGACGCAGATGGCCAAGATCGGCGCCGCATCGCTGCGCTTTGAGGGGGACAAGAGCGGAGCGATCACCCAGATGGGCGCGATGGCGCAGATGGCTCGCGCCAGGGGGGGCGCCTTCTCCGCGGCCAACGCCGCGACCTCCGTGGGCGCGTTCGCGGGTGTGTTCTCGAAGGGCGCACGGCTCAGTGCGTTTGAGAAGCTCGGCGTCAACGTGCAGGGTGCCGGCGACAAGGTCAAGAGTCCGAAGCAGATCCTCGTAGAGTCGATGCTTGCGGCGGAGAAGCACGCCAAGACCTCGGGCAAGGGTGGGCTGGGCACGCAGTTCGACAAGACGATGGGGACGATGTTCTCGGACGTCTCATCGCGCAAGTCGACGCTCGGATTTGAGTCGATCTTCAAGGAGAAAGGCGGCGGGGCTGCGGGTGCCGCGGCGGTGACCGCGGAGTTCGAGAGGCTGGAGAACGCGATCATCGCGGACGAGGAGATCGCAGCATCGTTCGCTGCCGCGATGCGCACAAGCACGTCGCAGGCCGAAGTCTTCAACAACGAGATCCGCAAGAGCGCGATGCAGATGCAAACCGCGCTCGCCCCCGCCATGGCCTCACTCTACAAGGCGCTGGTCCCGCTCGCAGGCAAGGCGGCAAGTGTCGTGACGTGGCTCACCGGCGGCCCCAAGGAGGGTGAGGCGATGACGGCGGACGCGTCCGCCGCGGTGAAAGAGACAGTCACTTCGCTGGAGAAGCAGATGAAGGGGGGCAAGGTCTCGGACCCCTCCATACAGCGCGGGAAGGAGGAAGCGAAGCAGGCCTCGTTCGCCGTGAACCGGGCGAAGGCCGAGCTGCAGATGTCGAAGGAGACTCTCGCCGACGCCGGCAAGGGCAAGGAGTACTCCTGGTGGAACGTCATCGGCAAGTCTGGCGGTGCCGCATGGGACCTGGCTACCGACGTCAAGGGCCAGGCGCAGGAGGACGTCGCCAAGAAGGAGCAAACGCTCAAGGACGCGCAAGCCGCGTACGACAAGATGACGGCGACGAATCAGAGTATCAAGGACCAGCTCACCAGCGGTAAGCTCACCGTCGTCATCGACAACGTCGACCAGCTCAAGGCCGCCCTTGCGCCGCCTGCAGCTGGCAGCGACGGGCGCCAACCCCCGCCTGAAGTCGCGCCGCGATGACGTTCCCCTCCGAAGCATTCCCGTCCGCGTCGTTCGACGGGCTCGCGTTTGCGTACTCGGACAACTCCCTCAAGGGCGGGATTCGGTACGCCGTGCACGAGTTCCCGCATTCGGCCGGCGGCGAACCAGAGAAGATGGGGCGCAAGCCATACGTCATCTCCTTTCACTCGTTCTTTCATGACGTTGGCGGGTCGGACCTCGCGAGGAAGTACCCGGACGCATACCCCAACGGGCTGCGCCTTATGCGCGAGAAGTTTGAGATCCAGCTCACGGGGGATCTGGTGATCCCGTCGGTGGGCAAGATCAAGGCCGTGGCCACCGACTGGGTGCAGCGCTTCGACGCGCGCTCACCTACGGGCGAATCCTTTGACATGGAGTTCATCGAGGACCAGGCGAGCGTCTTCCTCATCACCGCGGCGGAGTCTCTCGTGGCCGGGGCGGCGTCTCTCGACGAAGCAAGCCAGGCGCTCTTCGGCCAGAGCGTGCTCGCGGAGATGCGCCTGGCCGAAACGCAGAGCTTCTTCCAAACGCTCCACGACGCCGTGAACCTCGTGCAGGGCGTGCTCGGCGCGGCGGACGCGTTCAACCAAGTCATCGCCGGCAAGCTCGAAGGGCTCGCGGACTTGTGTTCGTTCGGGGACACCACTCTTACGGAGATGCAGGACCCGACGAACCACGTGGTCGTGAACGCGCTGAAGGACTTGGGCTTCGCCTCGCGGCAGCTCGCGGACAACGTGTCCGGCGGCGGCCACCAGACGCTCAGCGTGTACACGGTGCCTAAGGTGATGACGATCGGTCAGGTCGCTTCGGTGCTCTACGGCTCCACGGAGCGCGGCTCGGACATCCTGCAGATCAACGCGATCAACGACGCGTTCGCGATACCAGCAGGCACGCAGCTCAAGTATGTGAAAGACTAGCGCGCCGTGGGCATCGACACCGAACCGTTCAGCGACGAGGTGGACGACTCCGTTCGCATCAAGCTCGGAGCCGACGATGCGCGCATCGTCGAGAGCTACACGTTCGAGTGCTCCATACTTCGCCAGCCCGCGGCGTTCTCACTGCGGCTGTCCGCCGGCAAGGGCACGGAGAAGATTCTGCAGCAGTACCTCCCCGGGCCCAAGACCCGTGTGGCCCTGTACATCGGGCCCTACCGTCAGTTCACCGGTGAGCTGGACGCGGCTAGTGCGTCCGGCGACTCCAACAGCACGACCGTCACGCTCAAGGGGCGCGACATGCTCGCTCGACTCTTCGACACCGACATAACCGGCGATCGCAGCTTCAACAACGCCACGTACGAAGAACTCTTCAAGGCGGCGTTGGAGGACGTGGGGCAGGGGCACAAGATCGTCGAAGTCTCGAACACGGCGAACCGCAAGGTGCGCGCCGGCTCCAACGTTCGTGTCGACAGCGAGCCGGTCAAGGTCGATGAGGTGAAGACCACCCCGACCGCGCTCGGCTTCCGCAACATCGTCCTAGCCAAGATGGGGGAAACGTGGCTGCAGTTCTTGGAGAGGCAGTTCCACAAGATCGGCCTGTTCCCGTGGTGCGACGCGAACGGCAACTTCGTCCTCTCGCGCCCCAACGGGGACCAAGCCCCGCTCTATCACTTCTTCCGCAAGCGCAACGCGGCGGAGTCGCCGGCCAACACCCAGACCGCGAACGTAAAGGCGTTCGAGTACTCGAACGACACCACGAAGCGCTTCTCGGAGGTGGTGGTGTTCGCGCGCAACGGCGGGCGCAAGCACGGGCACAACCACACCAACGGCGGGTTTGAGGACGCGGAGATGGTCGCGCTGGGCTTCAAGCGCCGTCGCGTCTTCCGAGATGCGGACGTGACGAACGAAGACGAGGCGAAGTTCTACGCACGCACGAAGGTTGCTGAGGTCAATCGCGCGAGCGTGAAGCTCGTCTATACGATCTCCGGGCACACGGCCCCGACCATGGCCAACCCGAGCAAGCGCGCCGTGATCGTGCCGGACACCGTGGCGATGATCGACGACGATGAACTGGGCATCCACGCAAACTGGTACGTGGAATCGGTAGAGTACCGATCCCCCCCGCGCACGACCGTCGTGACGCTGATGCGGGTAGAGGACCTGCTCTGGGGTGCGGACCAGTCCGCCGCAGCAAAGAAGAAAGCCGCCGCCAAGAACCACAAGATCACCGTGCAGACCGACGTGAGTGTGGACGTCAAAGGGTTCCTCACGCGCGCGCGCGGCGGCAACAACCCCTTCAGGGACAAGCAATGAGCCTGGAAATCGACATCGGCGTAGCCACTCTGTCGGACTACGACGAGGACGACCATCTCCAGATACAGACCGACTCCCCCGGCTTGGACGATACGGCCGGAACCCAGCCCGCCGAAGCACTCTCGCCCAACGGCGTGCACTCGCGACCGCTCGACCCAGACAAGGACTCCAAGCAGGTGGGGCTGGGCGAGGGTGTGCTCATGATCACCATCGGCGATCGCCGCTACGCGCTGCCCATCGGCGATCCGCGCGACGTCGCCGCGGGCCGCGTGCCGAAGCTGAAGAAGGGCGGCAAGCAGCTCGTCGGCGGCGCGGGTGACTACCGTTCGTTCATTAACATCGACGGCGAAGACCCCACCGGAGCAAAGGTGCCCGGCTCGGTCATGATCTCCGCGAGCTACTCCAAGGGCGGCGCCAAGAAGTCGCTCGGCCTGTCGTTCAACGTACGCGACTCCGGCACCGAAGACATCTCGCTCGTGCACGGCGAAGGCGCGCGCATCACGCTCAACAGCACCGGCACCACGATCGCTGCGCCCAACGGGAAGCACTACCTAGAAGTCAGCAACGACGGCATCACCCTGGCCGGCGACATACGCGGCCAAGGCTCGTTCACCGCCGGGGCGCAGCTAGCAGCGATGCCGGTCGTCAAGGGGCCCGAGTTGACCGTGTTCCTGTCAGCGCTAATAACGCTCCTCACAACGACACCGGCAGTCCCAGCATCACCGCTATGCCCCCCGGCCGCTGCGCTAGCAGCGATGCTGCCGGCCCTCCTCACCAACCACCTCAAGTCCACGTGAGCTGCGGCTTCCCGATCCCGTCGCTCTCACTTCCGATCCCGAACCTCCAACTCCCCAAGCTCCCCGAACTTCCGAGCTTGCCTGACTTCTCGTGGGCGCTAGACCTCGGATTGTCCTTCGACTTCACGCTCTCACTTCCGATCCCGAACCTCCAACTCCCCAAGCTCCCCGAACTTCCGAGCTTGCCTGACTTCTCGTGGGCGCTAGACCTCGGATTGTCCTTCGACTTCACGCTCTCACTTCCGATCCCGAACCTCCAACTCCCCAAGCTCCCCGAACTTCCGAGCTTGCCGAGCTTGCCGTGCCCTTTCGACGATGAGGTATGAACCCTAGATGCTCTACACCTCCGGCCTCGCCGCGTTCGAGGCGGGCATGGGTCCCGCTGGACACGACCCCGAGAACGTCCCGTCCACGGCAGCAGCCCAAGCTGCGATTTCCGCCGCGTACTTCGATCCGTTCGATCGCGTGTACCGCATGAACGCGGACAAGTCGCTAGTCGCGGGATCAGGCCCTATCCAACGCGCCGCGCATCTACTGCTACCGCTTGGGGCTCTTCCGGCTACGCCGTTCTCGGGATTGGACATCCAAGCCATCCGCCGCGCCACGGAGACCCAGCGGCAGTTCGTCGTCGAGACCGAGCTGCGCATAGCGTGGAAGGTTCTACTCGATGCACTGCAGATCTCGATGGGCAAGGTGACGATCGAAGCGTCACGGCCATGGTCTGGTCGCTTCTTCGTGGACGTGGTAGATCTCGCCACCGAAGAATCCGCGCTCCTGTCGAACATGCCGTGACGCACGCCTGAAGGAGTGACCGACGATGGCGCTTGAAGATCTCCCGAACGGGTTCGCCGTCCCCACGCGCGGGGAAGTGCGGGACCGCTTTCAGAAGGACTACTTGATCCGCCAGCCCGGTGCCCCTTCGGGGGAGGGCTCGCAGGCGTTTATCGACGGCTCGGTCATCGCCGACACGCTCATGCCTCTGTACGCCGATGCGGTGTCGATAGGGCGCGGCGCGGACATCGCGAATATGAACCTTGCCCAGCTCAACGCCGAGTGCACCGCGTTGGGCATCCCCCAACAGCTACCCGAGAGCGCGGGTTCGGGGTTCGTCATTATCACCGCTTCTACGGGCGGTGTGTTCATCGACACGGGGCGGGAGATCAAGGACGAGTCGAGCAACCTGCGCTTCCACTGCGCCGTCGCCGGCACCTACTACAACGGCCTGGCGGTACCGATCATAGGCACGGACAAGGGCCCGACCACGAACATCGCCGCGGGCACGAAGATGAAGTGGTCGAACCCGCCCACCGGTCTCGGCTCGATCGCCACGGTGCAAGCCGACGCGAACGGGGACGGCTTCACCGGGGGACGCGTGGTGGAGACCGATTACGGTATTCGCGCACGCATCACGACCACGCGCGGCAATCCCCCCGCGGGGGGGAACGTCGCGCAAGTGCGCACGCTGGTGAAGGAAGCCGGCGCGGTGCTCGGCATCGCTATCGAAGAGGTGTTCGTGTACCCGGCCATCACCGGCGCCGGGCACTACGCGTACGTGTTCACACTGCGGCCGGGTAGCGCCGGCGCCACGCGCATCGCTTCCGCGGTGGACATCGCTGCCGTGCGCGCGTACCTGCTGCGGGCGTTGCCCGAGGATGACGACGCGATGTCTGCGGAGATCTTGGCGCAGCCGGTCGTCGCGATCCTAGGGGTCAAGTGGGCGAGCACGGCGCAGGGATGGGTCGACGCCCAGCCGTGGCCCGCGTACGCGGACAACTACAAGGTCTCCACTTCGACAAGCGCACTGTCCTTCATCGTCACGAGCACGCTGGGGGCGACGGCGACAGTGCCTGCCGTGGGCCAGACGATCGCCCTGTTCGACCGCACGTCAGGGACGTTCGCGCGCAAGCGCATCTTGACGGCAGTCGTCGGCGCGCCTGGCGTGTACACGATCACGGTCGACGACACGAACAACGCGAGCGATGTGAACTTCAAGCCCGCCGTCAACGACTACATCTGCCCCTACTCCGTGTCGCTGGACTTGCTTGTCGCTCCGCTCCTCGCCACGACAGACTTGCTCGGCCCCGGGGAGCAGGTGTCAGTGTTCTTCGATGAAGGATACAGGCAGAAGCGGCAACCCGAGAACCCCTTGGAATGGTCCAGCGAGCTGCGGCACAATTCTCTAGACGCGGTGGACAGTTTGCCGCAGATTCACGACGTCACCTGGCTCGCGCCGGTCATCCCCGCCGTGCCGGCGGTGGGCACGGCGGGCGTCAGCTCGAACATGCTCACCATCTCCGCAATCCTCGCCTTCCCTCTCTGACCCGAGGAGCCCCGTATGGCTAGCAGCGACACGCTTACGTTCGACGCCGACCCTCCGCACCGCGCGGGCCTGTCGGAGCTTGGTGGAGGGGCGAAGGAGAACAGCACGGTCTACCCGCCAGACCCTGTGAAGCACCCCACCGCGCAGGACTTCAACCAGATGTCGCAGCAGTTGAGCGCGGTCAACCGCGTGATGCCCCTCGCGATACTCTGGGTTCGTATCGTCGCCGGGGTGCCGTCGATCTTCGCGCTCCAAGCTGCCGGCACCAACGTGGTCACGGGCTCGTTCACGGTGGTCGACGTGAGTGTGGGTGAGACGCTCATCTCGTGGAAGACCGGCACGGGCGTCGGCGCACCCGCGCTACCCGCCGCGGTCGGTGTGCGAGCGGCGCAGACCGACGACACCGCCATCGATCGACTGCGCGCGATTCTAACCACCTCGGGCTCCGACCCCGCCGCGCGGGTGAAGTCGTTTCTCGGGGCCGCGGCGACCGACTGCAACTTCTGCTTGGAGATCTACTAGGGCGCCGCGATGCCTGTCCTGTCGTCCTTCACCCCGTTCTGCCAGCTGGAGTTCTCCAGTCAGCCGTCTGAAGCGGAGAAGATCTACCGGAGCATGCGCGCGAGCTATCGCGACCCGGTGAGCGGTGCGGCCACGATCGACACCTCCGTAGGCACACACAAGGAAGCGCAGCTGTATGGGTGGGCCTTGGCGCTGGGCAACGCGCGCGTGGCACTGCGCGCAGCAGGAAACGAGCTTCGCCCAGAGACGAGCTACGCCACGCTCGAAGCGCACGAAGCCAAGTTCCAGGTGCGTCCCGCGCCCACCGACACGGTGGTGATGCGGCGGGCGGTTCTCGCAGCGCGACAGAAGGCCGCGCGCGGTCCTCGGTACGAGGCCGTGTGGGAGGCGCTCACGGCAATCTTCGGCTCGTTGCTGATCGCGTATCGTCCGATGACTCGCGCGGAGTCGGTGGCGTACCCGGCCGACCCCGCGTTGCCGGCGTCGCCTGGCCTGTTCCGTCGGCAGGACGCGATCGCAAGCTCCATCCGCCTAACTACCGCCGTCGCGCGCGTGAACGATGTGCCCGCTACGTGCGACATCTACGCGGCGGGCAACCGCAACAACGACGACGCGATTGACTCGATCAACTTCTCCGCCATCGGCCAGACGTTCACCGGGGACGGGTACACCGTCGTCAAGGCGCGCTTCTCTTTGTGGAAGAGCAGCACCCCCACCGGAAGCGGGTATGCCAAGATCTACGCGAGCAACGGCACAACCATAGGCGACACTGCCGCCCGGCCCACGGGCGCCGCGCTGGCGGTGTCCGATCCCTTCGACGTGTCCACCCTGACCGGCGCGACCACAGTGGTCGACTTCACATTCAGCGGAGCAAACCGCCCTGTGCTGACCAAGGGTGCGTTCTACTTCGTAGTGTTTAAAGGACCCGCGGTAGTGCTTGGCGGGGCCAGCGTCAACGTCGGCATCGATACATCCGCGCCGTCCCACGCAGGCACTTCCGTGCTCTTTAACGTGAGCACGTCGCTCTGGCAGAGCAGCAGCGGTGAAGACATTTGCTTCGAGGTGCTCACCGAGTACGCGACGCAGGTGAGCTACGAGAACTGGAACACCTCCCACGCCGACGTGTTGATCGCGGCGGGGGACGAGATCTGCGTAGAACCGGACAACTGGGGCGTGGCCGAACGCCTCGTGGTACTTAGCGCGGCCGGTTCCGGCGCGGACAGGTCTCTCACGGCGGCGTTCCACCGCCCACATAGCGCCGGCACGTTCGCCACCACGGGCCCTGTCCCACTATGGGCGAACACCCGCCGGCACGTGCTCGTCGTAGTCACCGCCGCGGCAGCGGTGGACGTGGGGATGGTCGCCAAAGTAAACGCGCTGTTCGCCCGAGTCATGCGCGCACCCACCACGTGGGCCATCGTGCAACCGACGACGCCCGGCGCAGCCACGACGGGTCCGTTCATTATCGGCACCACGCTCGGGTCACCGCTCGGAGCGGTGCCCGTGGAGAGCATCACGCTATGAGTGCCTTCGTTCGCGAGCGTGTCGATCGCGACTGGTACCGTGGGCTAAAGGTCCCCGCGGCGGTATTGCTCAACATCGACGAGAAGACGAAGAAGGCCGTCAGCGGTACGGGCGGCACGTGGGCGCCGTCCGCGGCGATCACCGTCGGCGGAGCTGGTCTGGAGCTACAATGCGCGCTGCAGCTCACGGGCGCTCTGGCGACACCTGCCGCGGGCAAGTTCTTTATCTTCGGTGACGACGACTACTTCCAGAACGACGCGTTGGTATCGCGCGTCATTACTGTACCCTCGACTACACTGCTCGGGGACATGACATTGGAACGCGAGGCGACCTTCAGCGGAGATCTGACCACGACACCGCCTCGCATCCAAACGAGGCGGCCGGGCAGCCTCACGCGATTCCCGTTGTGGATACCAGATGGGTCCTTTCTCAGCACGGTGGTCATCAGCTTTCGCGTGTTCCAGGCCCACGCGAGTGCGCCCTATCCGCCGAAGGCAAGAGTCGTTCGGATCGCTGCGGACGGGACAATATCGCAGCACCCGAACCCGTCTGGCGTAGTGGACCCCGACGGGTGGTTCTCCATTGCGCTCCCGGCCAGCGGAGCGGCTTGGTATGCCGCAGGCGTGATTCAAACGCACACCCTCACGTACAGCTACTCGGTGACCGAGCAGACGGACTCCGAGATGTACGGCTACGCGCTGGAGTGGTCCGAGGAGCACAACTCTCTCACATCACCGAGCGTCGCGTTCGCGCCTTTAGGGACGAGCTTCATAGGCAACATCATCGAGAACATCAAAGTGACCATCTACCAGCCGGACATCCGGCCCTACTGATGGCGCGCCGTCCGTACGTTTACCTGGCAGGCAACTTGTCCACGTGGGCCAAGGGTTTCGTCCCGACTCCAGCAGCGCTTCGGAACCTCGACCAGTATTCCAGCGAGATGGTCAACGGAGATGACGGAGGCACGTGGGCGCCCACGTCGCCTATTGTTATCGGTCCGCACGGTACGCCGACGGTCACGCTAGGCAACGCGAGCTGCGCGCTGTCTGGGGATATTGAAACGGTAAAGGGCAACCAGCTAGATCTCGTGCTTGATGCGAAGGCCGGTCTTGTTCTACAAGGAGGCAACCCGCCAGCGTTTCAGTCGTCGCGCACGAGGTCGGCCACCGTCGGTTTCACCTCCTTCAACGAGACGCTTGTATCGCCGTTGGAAGTGCTCGCGTACTACACGCTAGACCCGCGCACGTTGGGTGTGAAAATGGTCGTGGCGTCGCCTACGGCGCTCATTGCAGTCTCAGCATCGCTTCCGGTGCGCGCGCAACACCGTAACGCTACGATCGACTCTGTAGATTTCAGGGTCTTGCTCAGCGGCGAGCAGCTCACCCTCCCTGCGACGATGCCGCGCTTCCGCATCATCCGCGTTCGAGCTGGAGCGGTAACGACTTTGCATACCGTAGCGGGAGCTTACCTTGCAGACGGCTGGCTACCAGACCCAGCCGCAACGCTTTCGACGTACATAAACAACGGTCTCACACGAACGATCTCCTACGTGCCCAACCAGAACAACACCGCTCTCGATCCGACGACGGACTTCTATGTGCTACAGGCGCGTCTTGTGTCCGCGGGCGCGATCTTGCTCTCTGCTACCGTCAACATGTCGGCTATAGCCGACTTGCGGCAGGAGTAGGTCCGTGCCCAACAACACGCGCACGCAAGCCGACGGCACGTGGGTCGACGGCTACACGGTCCCGAGGACCGACTGGGAAGACCTAGAACGAAAAGTGTTCGAGGCGTGGAACGGATTTAGCGGTGGAGCGTACTGCGCGCCTGTTGGTGGTGGCGGATCCGCCTATACCTTCACGGGTTCAGGTCTCGTAGTTACTGGCCCGACGAAGCTCACTCGGGGTGGTGTGGTGCTCGGCGGTGCCGCAGCCTTCGTCATCCGCAACGGCGTGTGGCCGCTGCTCGGAACAACGCATCGCGCGCGGTCTCGCAAGATCGTGCAGCCCATCGACAGCTTCACGACACAGAAGCATTACCTTTGGAGCCGTATTCACCCGTACGCGGGTGTCGGGTCGGTTGCCCTTGCCTGCCGAGAGCCGAGCACGCACCGCATCGAGACTAGCGACCTCTACATCCCGCTGCGCGTCATAGACGGTTCCACCATGGCGCAGGTAGAGTTGATTTTTCGCGTGGCCTCTAAGCGCGTCTACGCGCCGATAGCAATGCCAAAGCTGCGCATTGTCCGCGTGCCGAAAGACGTGGGGGCGCTAGCGGCCGACGGAAAAAGCATCAAGATGCCGGAGCCGCTCAAGCTCACTAGCGATGGGCTAGGCTTCGACTTCACCCCTCTCGTGACGTCAGCAGACGCTTGGTATGCCGGAGGCGCGGCACAGTCGTTCACGTACGTGTGCGACCAGAACCACGCGATCGATGTCGCGAACTACCACTACGTGGCGCACCTTGTAGAGGAGGTTGGTGCGGTATCGTCGGAGGACGCCTTCGACGGCATTCGCTACACAGAACGCAAGATGCGCGTTAACTTGGTCGGTTCGCTTATTTCGCCGACTGGTAATGTTGCCGCCGACGGCTCCACCACAAGCAACGAGCGCGTGCTGCTCGTCGACAGCGATGTGCAGCGCGCGACTGGGCTAGAGGAGCCCAACGGCTACGCGGCGCTGAACGGGATCTGGGATGCGACTGCGGCTGTGTGGAATAGAGCGGCGGACTGTGATGGGCAGGTTGACTTCACTAATAGCTGGATCGTGACCGTTCGGTATGGGTCGATCAACTCCGAGACAACGTGGCAGTGCGTGGCCCCCGGACCCAGCTCGAACCTAGATCTGAGTGTGCCTACTGCAGGTCCTACCGTTGCTGCGCCGAGCCTACTGAAGACGCAGATCCTCATGCAGCCGGCCGAGCCCAAAGGCAACATCTACCACTCGCTTGTGCCTACGTTCAACGTGACCGATCTGCGATTTCAGTAGTAAGGACTAGTCATGCCCACCACCCCGTACGCAAAGATCCTCGTGTCCGTGAACGGGGCCGGCAACACGTCGGGCGGTTTGGAGGTACCATCACTCGCGACGATTCAGTTCTCGCCTGAATCCACGGTCGGGTGGACGAGCTGCCGCTGGGAGATCTACGACTACCCTGAGGGTTGGGCGACTCCGGCATCGTGGACTCTTGGCGCGGACGGCGTGATCTACTCCACGTCGTTCACCCCGGCGCTCATCACGCTGCCCAACATCGCCGCGCTGTGGGGCGTGTGGATGCCTCGGCTCATGGTCAACGAGCAAGCGTCCAGCGACACCGACCTACTCAAGGGCCTACTCGACCAAGACACTACGGCCATCTCGATGCTCTCCACGCACGGCCTGCGCGACGCGGGTGCGCGAGAGAAGCAGCACTTCACCACCGCGACCACGCGCGTGAAGAACTGGCTGCGCGGCTATCAGCGGAACATGCGCGTGATGGAGACGGCGATGGTGGCCGCCGGCGCGGCCGCTCCAACAGGCACGGGCTTTCCGCGCGAGACGGCCGGAGCATACGACGCCGCGGTCATCCCGGAGACAGGGACGGGGGACGTCGTACGCAACACGACCCCGCTGCTCAAGGGCACGCCGGGCCTCAACAATCCCGGCAACACCTTCAAATACGTCCTGACCGCGGCCGCCATAGCTGCGGACCGCATCCTGAACTTACCGCTTCTCACCGCGACGGACACGCTGGCCGTGCTCGCCCTCGCGCAGACGCTCACCAACAAAACGATGGTGGCCGCGAGCAACACCATCACTGACACATCCGCCGTCGTCGGCGACGTGCTCTACCACGACGGTACGCGGTTCGCGCGCGCGTCGGCTCCGATCGACCCCGCGGAAATCGGACTTCGCCTGTCGCTCACGACGGCCGTTCCGGTCACCACGACGGATGTAGCGACCGCGACGAGCGTGTTCCTCGTGCCGTACGCGAGCGGGCGAATCACGCTCTACAACGGCACGACGTGGATCGGAAAGACGACGGCCGAGGTGTCCCTTGCGCTGGGCACGCTCACGAGCGGGAAGAATTACGACGTCTTCGCCTACGACAACGCGGGCACGGTAACGCTCGAACTCTCCGCCGCATGGGCGGGCGACCTGGCGCGCACGGATGCAGTTACGAAGCAGGACGGTGTGCTCTGCAAGACGGGCGCGCTGACGCGTCGGCTCATCGGTACCATTCGCACGATCTCGACGACGCAGACGACGGATACGGTGGCTCAGAGATTCTGTTGGAATGCCGCGCCGACCATGCGCGTGCCGCGCCGCCTATTTGTCACCGACGGAACCGCAACGTGGACCTACGTAAATCCGAGCGGCGTCTATCGACAGGTGCGATCGACGGCGGCGAACAAGTTCGAGGTCGTGAACGGCGACGTTCAATACCTCAACGCGCGAGCGTCCTTGCAGGCGACGATTGGCGCGGCTACGGGCAACTTCACGGCGGGCATCGGCATCGGCTCAACAACGGTCAACTCCGCTACCGGTGGCCCTAGCGGAGCCGTGGCGGACAGCGCAACGGTCATGCGCAACCACGTTGCAGAATACGGCGGGTTCCTAGCGCCCGGGTACAACGCGATCAACTGGTTGGAGTCTGGTTCTGGTGGCGCCAGCACATACACGTTATACGGAGTGGCCACATCCGCGTTCAACGCCAATAGCATGGTCGGCGAGGTGCTAGCGTGAAAGACGAGACCGAGAACCAGCTCCTGGCGTACCTGCACGAGCAGCGCGTGGCCGATGTCGCCGGGACGATCAAGCACATCGCCAATTGGACAACCTCACACGAGGCCAAAGACGATGTGCGCCACGAGGAGATCAAGGGCGCGCTGCGCGGTCACTCGCTTCGGCTCGGCGCGCTAGAGAAGAACGACGAGAAGATCGACGACGCGCTTGAGAAGTCCGGCTCCTGGCAGATGGAGTCGGTCAAAGCGCAATCGATCACCGCGCAGGAGACGGCCAAATGGTGGCGCGACCGCGTGCTCGCAGCGACTGGGGCCATCTTGATGGCCATCTTCGTCGGCATCCTGACCTACGTACTCAAGAGATGACCGCCACCACGCGCGAGACGCTGACGATAGCGCTCGCGCTCACCGCTCTCCTCGCTGCTTTCCTCGTCGGCGCGAGCCGGCTCTAACGCAAAGGACCGACCATGAAACCGAACTGGTACACGCTAGCCTCGCTCGCGGTGTTTCTCGCTGGCATCATCGGGTCGCACTACGCGCACCTCGACGATCTCTACAAGATTTTGATGGGCGCGTTCGGCGTGCTCGTTCTCGCGGTGCTGCCGGCCGCGGTGTCGAAGGGCGGTGATGCGTGAGGCGAATGCTCCCGTGCGCGGTGGTATTCCTGGCGCTCTACGGCTGCGCGCTGTTCACAAAGCAGAACGCGAAGAGCGTTTTGGATTTGGCCCAGGTGGCATGCATCGTCGAGAACGCGACGCTCGGTGACGCCACCGTCGCGCAGGTATGCGGCATCGTCGAAGCGCTCATACCCGACCTGAAAACAATCCTAGCGTCGCAGCGGGCTGCCATCGCCAAGGGGCAGCACATCGGCGCATGCTGGCCGTCCGACGCGGGCCCCGACGCGAAGTGACCTTCACGCTCACGCCCGGAAAACGCTACCGAGCGACGATGCGCTTGGGCTTTTTTGAACAGGTCGCATCCAACGGCGCGATCGTCGACAAGCTCCTGGACGCCGGGTTCGTCAACGTGCTCGTGCTCGGCGCGGGCCGTGACCGCTGGGCCGATGGCGAGTGGGCGGGCGATGCGCGTGATGTCGAGCTGCCGGAACAAATCACCAAGGTGACGATCCTCCCATGAGTTATTCGTACGGTCACATTCCAGACGCCAAGGTCGACGTCGAAGCCGACTTGCGGCACCGGCACATCGCCGGGCTCATCGGCCGCGTCGCGGTGGCGCTGCCTGCGTTCGTGGATTTCTCTTCGCTCGTCGGACCCATCCCTGACCAGGGCGCCTCCAGTTCATGCGTGGGCAACGCATTCTCCACGTCCGTGCTCGTGCGCTCCGACATCGCCGGCCATCGCGTCGCGAGGCCTTCGCGCAAGGCGATCTATGACGTCGCTCGCCTAGTAGACCAACCCCGCCAGCCGCTCGTGGATGAAGGCTCGATGCCTCGTGCCGCAGCGATAGGAATGCTGGACTATGGCTTGGTCGCAGAAGATCGCTGGCCGCTCACCGATGCGAACGTGAACGACGCGCCGCCGCTCGACGTGTTCCAGCACGGGCTCGGCGCGATGATCGGCGGATACTACCGGATCGGTTCGGGCCCCGGCTGCGCGCTGCTCATCCGCCAGGCGCTCGCCAAGGGGTTCGCCCCGTGCTTCGCGCTGCAGGTTGACCAGGCCTTCGAGGACTACGAGAGCGGCGTATATGGCGCGGTGAACGGGTCTCCGCTAGGCGGGCACTACCTCTGCGCGGTCGCCTATGGCGACGGATGGATTCGCGTCTGCAACTCGTGGGGCATCGGCTGGGGTGAGTCTGGCTTCGTTCGCATCGCGGATGAGGTCTTCGATTCCGACTTCGTTTCGGATGTCCTAACGGTCACGGTCGTCCCTTTGGCGGTGAGCTGAAATGAAAACCATCCTCCTCGCCTCGCTCCTCGTGCTCGTCGGCTGCCCGCTGCACGACCCAGCGCCCGTGTCGCCCGATTACCCCGGCGGCAACGACATCGTGGAGACGTTCCCGGACGACTCGCCCGAGGCGGCGCGCTCGCCTTGTGGCAAGGCATGCGCGCACCTCAAGGCGCTCTCGTGTCCGGAAGGCGGGCCGACTTGCTACCGCGCGTGCGTTCGCCAGGTGCGACTCGAACGCATCCCCGTGGCCTGCTGGACCTCCGCGCCTACCGTCGCCGACGTGCGCGCATGCGGGCCGCAGCTACGGTGCCTGAAATGACGGCCGTGAATCGCGCGCTCGTGACCACGCCGGTGGGCGTGGCGACGCATCTGCCGGCGGCATCCGTGGCGAGCGCTGGTCCGACGTACTTCGCGACCATCGCGGCCAAGGTGTTCACCGGCCAATTCGGCACGGTGAACAGCATGCCGGCGAACTTCGAGCCCGGGGTCAAGTGACAGAACAAATCGCCAACGCAGGACAGACGACGCTGAACGGTGCGATCTCGTCCGGCGCGACGTCGCTCGTCCTGACCGACGCCACCCGCTTCCCGACGACTGGCACATTCCGGCTGATCATCGACTCGGAGATCCTGGCCGCGACCGGCATCGCCGGCACCGTCGTGACCGTCACGCGCGGCACCGAGGGCACGACCGCCGCAGCGCACTCCGACGTCTCGGTGGTCACGGCCATCCTGACCGCGGCCTCGTGGACGCAGTTCAAGAATGACGTCGTGACGGACCTCGGCGCAGGCGCGCCGCTCGGCATCATCATGGCACTCAACGCTCACATCGTCCCGCAGTAGGAGCCTAATGACGTACGACCTATCAGAAGCGGTGCAGATTCTGCAACGAGCACGCAAGGCTGCGCCGAGCGCTGCGAACGCTGCGGCCGTCGCGCTGTTCGAGGCCACACGGTCCGCGCTGGACTCGGCCGGGTTCACGACCAGCATCATCGACGCGACCACCTTCGGCGTCACGCTGCCAGGCGGCGCGCTCGTCGTGAAGGTAGTGAACGACAAGATCAAGACGGCCACGATGGCGGAGGGACCGTTCGTTGCGGCGATGCAGGGCATCACCTACGCGCCGGAAGAAGATGCGTTCATCGCCGTCAACCGAAGCGCCGTTGCTCTCGTCGTCGAAGCCGCCCTCGCGCGAGCAGGAAAGTAGACCATGGCCACCACTCCGCAATTCTGCCGCAACGGGACGCTTGGCGCTCCCAAGCTCGTCACCGCCGCGAACACGTCCTCGCAGGGCGGCGGCACGATCGGCACCGATATCTTCCTGGTACTGACCGCTGATGCGACGTCTGGGACGCTCGTGGAGAAGGTGTCGTTCGTCCCGACTGCGACGACGCCGACGACCACCACCGCCACCGTCGGGCGTGTGTTCGCGAGCACACAGACGAGCGGCGTGACCACGAGCGCGAACACGTGGCTGCTCGCAGAGGTGGCCCTACCTGCCATCGCGGCCGATTCCGCGACGCTCGCCGGGAACACGATCGATGTCGCCATCAACATTCGTCTGCCAGCCGGGTACACGCTCCTAGTGACGAACCATGCGGCGCCTGCGGCGAACAGCGCTTGGTTAGTGTTCGTGGTGGCCGGGGACTACTGACCCATGACGGCGTTCGAGAACTCGATCACCCCACGCGTCAAAGGCGTCAAGGTCGAGTTCTTCTACGGTTCAAAAGCAAACACGCAGGTCACTACAACCGGATGGCGTGTGTGGACGAAGCCAAAGGGCTGTTCGATGGTGCACTTCATGTGTATCGGTGGTGGCGGCGGCGGAGCAGGTGGCTTCGTCTCGACGTTGCTTGCAGCGGGCGGCGGTGGTGGCGGAGGCAGCGGCAGCGTGACCGTGCAGGTCGTGCCGGCGTTCTTTCTCCCGCGTCAGCTGTACGTCTTCGCAGGCAACGCGGGGACCGGTGGCGTGAGCGGAGCAAGCGGAACAGCAGCGACTGACTCACGCGTGTGCTCTATTCCCAACCCAACAATAAACGCGCAGGCTGTCTGCGTGTCTGGGACAGCTGGAGCTACGGGGGGAGTGGTCGGCACGGTCGGCGCCGGTGGAGCGGCCGGATCTCGCGAGACTGCAGCCACAACATTAACTGGCGGTCCGTGGGCCGGGCATGGACTCCAAACCTTAACTGTGGGTCTTACGGGTGGAGCAGGCACGTCTATTGTTGGCGTACCAGCTGGGCTCACCTGGGGCGCCGCGAGCATTCCGATCGGCTCGGGGCTTGGCGGAGGTTCGATTGACGTGGCTGGTGTGGCGTACGCGGGTGGGTCGTACAACTCAGCGCAGGGTGGATGGGAGATCATCCCGGGCGGTGCTGCGGGTGGATTCCCTGGTGCCGATGGTACGTTCACGCTTCCTACGTTGAACCAGACGTGGACAGCCCATGGCGGTACTGGTGGTGGGGCGAACGCATCGGGTAACGGTGGGCGTGGGGGGCATGCGGGTGGATATGGATCGGGTGGCGGCGGCGGCGGTGCGGCGCCCGTTGGTTTTCTAGGTGGAGTGGGCGGCGACGGCTCGCCGGGCTTCATCATGATCGCGAGCTGGTAATGGGCCCGTTTACTAAATCGGTCCTCCCGCGTGTCGGTGGCTCGATGGAGGTCTACTACGGCGGCCGAGGTGATAGCGCCGCTACGGATAATTCGGTGCGCGGGTGGCAGCCGTGGCAGAAGCCGAAGGGGTCTTCGTTCATATTTTTCTGCTGTGTCGGCGGTGGCGGCGGCGGCGGAGCAGGCAACGCAAACGCGTCACTGATCACTCGCGGCGGAGGTGGGGGTGGCGGGTCTGGTTCGTCTTCGTCGCTGCTGATTGCTGCACACCTATTGCCAGACACGTTGTTCTTCAACGTCGGCACGGGCGGCCGAGGAGGTGTTGCTGGTGGTGTGGCCCCATCGCTAGGGTTGTACACTGGTGTGTCGATGCGTCCAACAGACCGCGCGATCGCGCTTGTGATCAGCACTAGCAGCACAACCAGCGGTTCGCCTGGCATTACGGGAACGAATGCCGGAAACAACCTGGGCGGTGCGGGTGCGGTTGCGTACGTGCAGGGGAGTGGTGGCAATGCCTGGCTCAATTTCGGCCACTGGAACAGCTTTATCGGGCAGGACGGCGGAGCTTCCGGGCTGGTCTCTGCTGGTGTGTTGACGCAGGGGCGCTCGGTTCGATGGGGTAGTTGGGGCATTCCGTTCACCGCGGGTGCTGGTGGTGGCTCGGTCAACGTGATCAACGTTGCCGGGGACGGTGGAGGCATCGTGATGCCCGCGTCCTCAAATGCGAGCTTCGCGAGCACGCCGGTGTTCGATGGGATCCACCACAAATTCAGGCCGCTAACTTCGTGGATGACGCGTGCGACACTGCTTGGCACCACGGCGTGGTCGTTTACGTGCTTGATCAACGTGCCGGACCTTCCCATAGATATTGGAGATTTCTTCGGCGGCACGCTCTGGGCGGATAACGGCATCCTTGTTGGTGTCGAAGTATTTAACAAGTCGGCGCGGCTGCGCCAGTATGACACGGCGGGCGCTACGCCTCTGTATGCGACCACGAACGGTGGCCTTGTTATCGGTGTGAATGCTGTGCAGTGTCGTTGGACAGGAACGAATATAGAGATCAGCGTCAACAACGGCGGCTGGGTCTCAACTGTTCAAAGCTTCCCCTCTGTTGGCGACGCGAGCACGATGCATTTCGGCAACGTCGGCGTCGGGTTCTTCAACGGCTCGGTCATCGACATGGCGTTCGCGAAGAACCTGTCATTGGACGACACGACAATGACGAACATGATCGCCTACTACAATTCGCGGTACTCGCTGTCGATCGGTGGTGTGTCGCCCAGCGCGTTCGATCCCGCGACCTTGGTGCTTTCCGGTTGGTGGCGCAGCGGTGGCTATACTGTTCAGGGCCGTTGGGCACCTACGGCAAGCGCAGGCACGTCGGGTACAGTCCAGCTCGTCGAAGCATTACTTAATGCGCCGGATGTTGACCCCGGGCTACTCCTTGATTCGATGACTGCGCTTCCGGGTGGAGCTGGTGCAGATGCATCCAATGCGGGTCATGGGCGGAACGGATATAACTTGACAGAGCCTTGGCGATCCGTTGGTGGATCTGGTGGGGGTGCGAGCGGGACGGGCGTGGGTGGCAATGGTGGTATGGGAGGTTATGGCTGTGGTGGCGGTGGCGGTGGGGCAGGCGTGACCGCCGGCAATGGTGGCGACGGTGGGCAGGGGCTCATCATCATCGGGTGCTGGTGATGGCGTCTGTCAACCGCAACACACGGGCTACTACATCCGAGGTCTTCTACGGCGGCGCGCCTACCGCGTCGATCGATTACACGACAGGGTGGAAGGGGTGGACGCGACCGAAGGGCGCCACGTTTGTGTTCTTGCACGTCATGGGCTCCGGCTCGGGTGGCGGAGGCGGCGGCGTGGGTGGCACCGGCGGTGTTGCCGCAGGCGGAGCGTCTGGTGGAGTTGCACGTGTCATCATCCCTGCGTTCTTGTTGCCTAAGACACTCTACCTATTCGTGCCTCCTGGCGGGCTCGGTGGTGCTCCTGGTGTCGACGGGTCGAACGGTGGCCGCGCGGCAGTCTGCATTCGCCCGAATCGAATGGGTGTGTCCGCTGACACGGTGATCAATTCGGGGGCGTACGCGAGTGCAAGCCAAGCCGGCACCGTCGCGGCGGGAACGAATGGAGCCGCGGGGGCGGGAGTAGGTGCGATAGCAGAGATCGTGTTCCAGCGCATTCAGGGTCCATTTAGTTCGTTTGGTGTCTGGACTGCAATTAAGGGTGACGCTGGAGCGGCCGGAGGGGCGGTGTCCAACTGGGGCCCCGGCGGCAAGTTGACGTCTTCGGGCACAGGCGGCAGCGGTGGCCTTGGTATTGTGCCCCCGTTCATTCCGGCAATGCTCGCGAGCGCAGGACCTGCCATTGGTGGGCATGGATTGCATAGCGAGGAGCCGTGGGTGAGCACGTGTGGATTCGGCAGCACGGCGCCTGGTGCAGGAATTGCGGCTGGCGCGAGCGGGCAAGCTCAGTACGGCTGTGGTGGTGCGGGCGGCGGCGTGGGTGGCACCGGCGCCGCGGGTGGCACGGGTGGTTCTGGCGGACCCGGGATGATCCTAATCGTGACGTGGTGAGGACACATCGATGACCTTCGCAATCAAACAGCACGACCGCCGCCCTGCGTTCACTTCGACGCTCGAAGCGCCCGCGGACACTCCGATCGATCTCACGGGCTGCACCGCGAAATTCATCATGTCGCTCAACGTCACGCCGTTCACGCTCAAGGTGAACGCGGCGGCGACCATCATCAGCCCGACCGCCGGCACCGTGGCGTACTCCTGGGGCGCGACGGACACGGACACGGTGGCCCTCTACCGCGCCGAGTGGGAGATCACCTACGGCGACGGCACCAAAATGACGGTCCCGGGCGGGTCGTATCTCTACATCAACGTGGTCGCTGACCTCGCATGATCACCCTGCGTCGCGGATCCAAGGGCCTGGAGGTCACGCTCTGGCAGAGCGTCCTCGGCCTGGGTGAGTCGGGTGAGTTCGACGCGCTCACCGAAGAGACGACCGAGGCCTGGCAGCGCGTTCGCGGGCTGCCTCCTGATGGCATCGTCGGCCCGCGCACGTGGGCCGCCGCGGGGTTTGCCGCGCGGACGACCGTGGACATCGACGACGACTTCTTTCCGAAGCTGCGCGCCGTGGCGAGCGCGCTCGGGGCGAATCCGAGGGACCTGCTTTCGGTCATGTACTCCGAGAGCGGATGCAAGGCGGAGGCCTGGAACGACAACCCAAAGAGCCTGCCACCGGAGAAGCGGTGGAACGCCTCTGGCTTGATCCAGTTCATGCCGCCGATCCTCATCGGGCTCGGCTGGAACCAGGGGCACGCAGCGTTCAGGCAGCTCACTGCTACCGCGCAGCTCGCGTTTGTCGAGCGCTACTTCATGCCCCACAAGGGATACCTCGGGACCGTGGGCGGCATCTACGTCGCGACGTTCCTGCCGGCGCTCATCCAGCACGCGGGCGACCCTGCCTTCGTTCTGACGGCCAAAGCTGGCGTCCTGCCGTGGGCGTACGGGCCGAATGCCGCGTTTGATGCCGACCACGATTTGCGCATCACCGTCGGCGAACTTGAGCAAGCCGTGGCCCGCAACTGCCAGGGCGCCCGGTGGGACGAGCTGCTCGCGCGGCTCCTCGCGCAGGACGCGATCTTGACCGTGCCGGTCCTAGAGAACCCTCCGAGCGACCACGACACCGACCCGCCCGCGGACAACCCCGCCAGCTCTCCGACGACGCTGTTCCCGGTGCTGGAGCCAGAGGAGGTCACCGGCAGCGGCGGCATCATCCACCCGCTGCGCTACGACGACGAGGACGATCCGCCGTTCGAGGCGTGACGAGCATGGGACCTCCCGAAAACGATACGTAGGCGGGGCCGTCGGTCACTTGGCTACGCTTTTCGTGGGCAAGGCCCTAAACAGTCGGTTGAATTCGTCGAGAGCGAAGTGCATGACGTGGAAGCCTGGGCCTCGCACGCGAACGCACGCGATCTCCTTGGTGGAAGTCATGCGGACGGAGTACCGGGCCGTGACCTTCCACGAGCCGGAGAGAGCAAAGACGGGGATCGGCTTCCCCCGCGGGGCGACCATCTCGTAATGCGGAGCCCTCACGGTTTCACCGGGCCGGCGGATGTGAACGGCAAGGTCCGTAGGTAGATTCCCGTCATCGCTACTCCTCTTTGCCCTTGTGCTGCGTAGCCCACACCATCCGGGCGACGCACTGTGACCTGTTCACGCGCCACCGCTACCGACTGCGCCGCCGGCCCTCAGGGGTTCGGCGGCGTTTCTGCTTTTGTGCCTCGCCGTATCAGTCCGTCACCGGGCCTAGTCGCCAGCTCGGCCGAGTCGAATCCCGCGCTGAGCATTGCTGCGTTCATTTGCGCCTCCTCACCCCGACCACGACCACGACCGCGACCGCGACCCCGACATCGACCGCGACCCCGACATCGACCACGACCGCGACCGCGACCACGACCGCGACCGCGACCGCGACCACGACCGCGACCACGACCCCGACCGCGACCCCGACCCCGACCGCGACCGCAACCACGACCACGACCCCGACCACGACCGCGACCACGACCCCGACCACGACCCCGACCACGACCGCGACCGCGACCACGACGAGTCGAATCCCGCGCTGAGCATTGCTGCGTTCATTCGATCCTCCTCACCCCGACCCCGACCCCGACCACGACCCCGACCCCGACCCCGACCCCGACCCCGACCCCGACCCCGACCGCGACCGCGACCCCGACCCCGACCCCGACCCCG